GGCCGAATTTCTGGTGTCCGAAGGCAACGGCCAAATCTCTCGCGAGCAGATCGTCGTCAAGGCCGGGCCGGCGCTGCCCGCCGGTCAGGTGCTCGGCGTGACGAACACGGGCGAATATGCCCCGTACGACAACAAGGCCGAGGACGGCGCGGAAGTCGCGGGCGCGGTGCTCTACGCGCCGCTGGCGGCGTCCGACGAAGCGCGGCCGGCGACGGCCATCGTCCGACTCGCCGAGGTCGTGGGTGGCTTGCTGACGGGCCTGGATGCGGCGGGGCGTACCGATCTCGCGGATCGCCACGTGATCGTCCGCTGATCGAGAGGCAAGACAGGCTCACGAAGGCCACGCAATGCGTGGCCNTTTTTCNTTTTCCANTTTCCAGGTTGGAGGTTGTATGGCGGATATCGCCCTGTTTCAAGACGACGCTTTCTCGCTTTCGTCGCTCACGGCGGCAATCAACGATCAGCCAGCGGTGCCGGGCCGCGTCGGCACGCTCGGGCTGTTCGAGGAAGACGGTATCACCACGACGACGGTCCAGATCGAGCGCGACGGCGATACGCTCGCGCTCGTGCCGGCCGGCCAGCGCGGATCGCCCGCCCCAGTGGTCGGTGGCAGCAAGCGCAGCATGATCCCGTTCAACACGGTCCACCTGCCGCAGCGCGGCTACATCGCGGCCGACGAGGTGCAGAACCTGCGTGCGTTCGGTTCCGAAAGCGAGCTGGAGGCGCTGTAGACGGTCGTGAATCGGCGCCTCGCCAAGCTCCGGCGCCAACTGGACGCCACGCACGAGTTCCATCGCATTGGCGCGATCAAGGGCGCCGTGCTCGACGCGGACGGCAAAACCGTGCTGATCGATCTGCTGAAGTATTTCGGCATCAAGCAGACGGTGATCGGCTTCGAACTGGACAAACCCGAGACCGAGATCCGCACGAAGTGCAGCGAGGTGCAGGACGCGATCGAGGACGCGCTCGGCGCGATGACCTACACGGGCGTGCGCGTGTTGTGCGGCAGGACCTTCTGGAACAAGCTGATTGTCGCGAAGACGGTGAAGGAAACCTACCTTGCGACGAGCATGGCGGCGGCACTGCGCGGTGACGCGCGTGATGCGCTCGACTTCGGCGGCTGCACGTTCGAGCGGTATCGCGGGCGTGTCGGCGACGTCGGCTACGTGGCCGACGACGAAGCGCATGCCGTGCCGGAAGGGGTGCCCGACCTGTTCATCTCGCGCTTCGCGCCGGCCGACTACGTCGAGGCGGTCAATACGACGGGCCTGCCGTACTACGCGAAGCAGGAGCTGGCGCCGTTCGGCAAGGGGATCGACATCGAGGCGCAGTCGAACCCGATCCATCTCTGCACGCGCCCGAAGGCGCTGATCAAGCTGAAGGCTTGAGATGCGGTTCCGCGATCTGATGGCGGACGTCGATGCCGCCGTGAAGCGCGATCTGGCCGACGACGACGTCACGATCGACGGCAAGCCGGTGCAGGGCATGTTCGCGGCGCCGTGGCTTGGGCCGGATCTCGGCTCACGGCGCACGCAGCTGGTGGCGCCTGTCCTGCACATCACGGATGCCGATGCCGCGGTCGTCAAGGTCGGTAGCATCGTCGTGGCCGGCGGGAACCGCTACCGCGTTCATGAACTGCAGCCGGACGGCACGGGGTGGACGGTCTTGATCTTGGGGTAACGCATGGACCTGCTGAAAGTCGAAATCGACGTGAAGGGGGCGCTCGAAGCGCTCGCCGCTCTGCCGCCTGCCGCGATGCAGTCGGCATGGCGGCGAACGCTCCGGAAGACAGCGGCCTGGATCAAGAGCCAGACGGCGAAAGATGTCGGCCGCGCAACGGGTATACAGCAGAAGGTGATCCGACAGCGGACGTATTTCTACATGCGGTCTGCCGATAGCGGGAAGGTGTGGCTCGGCCTCAATCCGATCGGGGCACACCGGCTCGGCGCCGTGCGTCGGACGCGCAAGGGCATTCGCGCCGGCAAGACGCTGTTCGAGGGCGCCTGGCGCATGACGGGGAAGGCGCCGGACGGTCCCGTGTTCCGCCGAACCGGCAAGGGGCGCACGCCGATCGAGGTGGTGAGGTTCGATTGGGCGCATGAGGGAGATCCGGCCTTTCGTCGGGCTGCCCGAGCGTGCGAGCAAAGACTGCTGGCGGTACTGCGGCAGGAGGTCAACTACGAAATCCAGAAGGCGGTGGGCCGTGCTCGATAACCTCAAGCAACTGCACGACGCGATAGAAACCGGGCTGCGTGCCCGGCTCGTGGGGCTCGACCGGGTGCTTGCTTATCCGGGGATCGGGAAGTCGATCGAGACGCCGCTGGTGGCGATCGAGCTGGCCGAGCTGGAACCAGGGCACGACGACGGCACGGGCCGCGTGCCGTTGATCGGGCGGATGCAGGCTCGCATCGTCGTCGATCCGCTGGTCCCCGGCGCGGACATCCTCGTGCGCGAGCTGTCCGCCCGCGTGCTGCGAGCCGTTCACGGAGAGACCTGGGGATTGCCGATCACGCCGGGCAAGCAGATCGGATCGGCGGCCGAAGACCCGTTCCGGCCGGATCTCGATACCTATCTGGTGTGGCTGGTCGAGTGGGTGCATGAATTCGACCTGGGCGAGATAGTCGAGCCGCCACCGCAGGGCCGGGAGATCCGCTGGGGCGTCTACCCGGAGACAGGAACTGAGCATCAAGGCGACTACGTCAACGTGGCAATCGCAGAGGAGGGGCGACAGTGAGCGACTACGAGCTGGGCGAAATGGATCGCCGCATGGCGTGCCTGACGCAGTCGGCCATCGTGGAGGCGGTGACCTACGATCCGCCGCGCGTGAAGGTGCGCATCGGCGATTGGGTAAGCGACTGGCTGAAATGGCAAGCCGGCGCGGCCGGTGCGGTTCGCCAGTGGCGTCCTCCCTCCCGCGACGAGGAGGTCGCTTTGTGGGCGCCGTCCGGCGATCTGGCGGCAGCCTTCGTCGCGCCCGGCTACTACACGGATCAGCACGGCGGTGCTGGCCGGACGAGCCCGGATGAGACGGCCATCGATTATCCCGATGGGGCGTTCGAGCAATACAACCATGCAACGCACGACTACACGCTGTCGGTGCCGGCCGGTGGCCGGATCCTGTTTCGCATCGGCTCAACCGAGTTCGAGCTTCGGGCTGATGGTGCTACGCTCCGGAGCGACAAGCTACTCGCCGAAGTGCCGGATTCGACATTCACGGGCAACACGACGACGGAGCGGCTGCTGACCTTCAACGGCGGCATGCAGGGACGGCCGGGAGACGGGCAGGGCGTAGCGGTGAAGGTCGACGGCGGTGCGGAATTTACGGCGGATGTCGTTGCAGCTGGCACGTCAGTTCACGGGCACCAGCACCGCGAGCAGGGGGACGGTGAGCTTGTGAGTCCACCGGTTTGATGGAATCTGTAGTTTTCGACAGCTATCGAACTTTCAATTGTTGTGTATGTTCCTCGCGCGGCTGAGTGTCGCGCAAAGATACGTCATAACAATGAGGGCCTATAGATGAGTACTGTCGAAGAGAAGAAATCAGAGTACATGCGTCTGCGAGACTGGCCGTGGCCAGTAATCGCGTCTGTCATTGGATTGTTGTTGTTGGGTATTGCATACTCATCCGGGGATGCATATTACAAAGCATTCATGAAGCAATTTTGGATCGAGGCTGAAGCGTTTCCAATAGATAAATCCAGGCATCTAATATTATCGGTGTGGGGAGGGTTGAATGCATCGATAGCGGTTCAGAAATGGCTTGGAGAAAATTGGGAACGGTTGCTCTGGATGATTTTGGGTCTGTTGGCATACATTGCCGTCTGGGTGCTCTTTGAGAAGGGGGCAACGTGGCTTGCTGCTCGTTTGCGATTTCGAAAAGATGGTACTCCTAGGTCGTACACAATTTCACCACNTTTTTTTGCGCTATCTCAGTTTCGTATTTTGGTGGGTATTCGGCGCCAGTACTTTTTTTGTTTTGAGTTGGGCAATTCCAGTGGTGCTTGCGATACCGTCGGGTATTGGCGAGGCGGTCGGTAATAGTATTGCTTCCGACTACAAGCATGATTTAGATCGTGGTTGCGCAAAATCGGAGGAGCGTTGTCAAATCCTCGTTAAGAACGGTCAGGAGGTGGCCCGTGGCTATGTGATTGCGCAATCCCCTACGCGTATTGCGCTGTACTACGACGGTAACACTCGTCAAATACCGATGGATGGGATCGAAATGCGAACAGCGGATCGAGCGCTTCCTCGTTGATTCGAAGTGCCCACCGCAAAGTTACTTGCCCGCCTAGTGCGGGGTTTTTCATTTCTGGAGATGCATATGTCGAAACAGGTAGACGTTTCGGTGCCGGTCGTGTTCGTCGATACCGAGTATCGCAGCCGCGTCGTGGTGTTTCCTGACGGCTCCTTCATTCCGGTGCTCGCCGGAAAGGCCGAGGTGACGGCGCCCGAGCACGTCGCCTATCTGGAGTCGAATCCGAGTTTCACGCGGATCCCGGCGAAGGAGCAGTCACGATGACCCTGGTCGGGATGTGCCGCCGCTCAGGGCGGCTGATCAGCGGCGTCGAACACCTGGTGCAGAGCATCGGCGACATCCTGAGCACGCGCAAGGGCACGCGACGGCAGCGGCCGGAATACGGCTCCGATCTCCCGGCCATGGTTGACTTGCCCGTGACGCGCGGTTGGATCTCGGCCGTCCAGGCCGAGGCGGCCGGCGCGATCGGACGGTGGGAGCCGCGTATCAAGCTGGATCGGGTCGCGGTGCAGTCGGTTGTCGACGGCAAAGTAACTTTCCTCATTGCCGGTCGTTATGACGATGGCGATGTCGTGTTCGAGGTGACGGTATGACCATGATCGATCTCTCGGCGATGGATCCGCCGGATCTCGTTGAAACGCTCGATTTCGAGGCTGCCTATCAGCTGAAGCTGGCTCATTTCAAAGGCATCTACCCGGATTGGACTGCGGCGCTCGAATCGGACCCGGTGGTCAAGCTGCTGGAGTTGGCGGCGTACGACGAGGTTCGATATCGAGCGCGTATCAATGATTGCGGGCGGGCTGTTCTGCTCGCCTGCGCGACCGGGGCTGATCTCGAACATCTCGCCGCGCTTTGGAACATCAAGAAAGAGATCGTCGATCCCGGCGATCCCGATGCGCATCCGCCGGTTCCCGTGACCTACGAGAAAGACGATCGCCTGCGCCTTCGCACGCAGATGGCGATCGAGCAGGCGACGACGGCCGGGCCGGCGGGTTCGTATCGGTCGATTGCGCTCAACGCATCGGCCGACGTTGCGGACGTGCGGGTCGATCGCGGTGTGCCGGGCGTCGTCCGCGTGGTCGTGAAGTCGCAATCGAACGGTGGGGTGCCAAGTGCCGCGCTGCTCGATGTGGTTCAACATGCCCTGACGCCCGAGGATCGGCGCCCGCTGAACGACACGGTGCAAGTGCTGCCCGCTCGGCCGGTCGACTACTCGATCGTGGCGGACATCTACGTCGGTCGCGGCCCTGATCCTGACGTCGTGATCGCCGCACGTCGCTTCGATCTCGATATTGCGGTCAACGATGGCGCCCGACTGCGCAATGGCATGCCGCGCTCGGCGATCACCGGGGCGCTGCATCCGAAGTCGTCGGGTGTCGTTCGGGTCGAGCTGACGGCCCCGGCTGCCGACGTCGAATGCGAGTTCGACCAGTTCGCGCGGTGCGCGTCGATCACGCTGAATGCGAAGGTGAAGGATGACGACTGAACCGCTCTTGCCGGCGAATCAAACCTCGCTTGAGGCGGCGCTCGCTCAGATGATGCGGCCGAGCGTCGAGCCCGACATCATCCGCACGCTGTGGGACGCGGACCGCTGCCCGGCTGCGTTCCTTCCGTGGTTGGCGTGGTCGCTTCAGGTGGACGGGTGGGAACTGGCCGAGTCCGACGAGGCACGCCGCGAGCTGATCAAGTCGTCGCTGGCGATCTATCGGCGCAAGGGCACGCCGTGGGCGATTCGGGAGATCGTACGGCGGCTCGGGTTCGGCGAGGTGGATATTCAAGAGGGGCGTGGCCTTGCTCGCCGCGACGGCTCGGCACGCCGCGATGGGCGCTATCTGCATGGCGGCGACGGTGCCTGGGCCGAATACATCGTCACCCTGCGTCGTGCCGTGACGCGCGACCAGGGCGAGAAGATCAAACGGGCGATCGAACGCTACGCGCCGGCCCGCAGCAGGCTGGCATGGCTGGATTTCTCCGAGGTTGCGATCCGGCACAACGGCGTCGCGACACGCAACGGGCAATTTACACGAGGGATTATCGGAACATGGCCAATCTGAAAGAGGACAGTGCCTGGGTAGACGGTATCTACCAGTTGGAAACGTCGGATCCCGTGCAGGGTGGCCCCGATGGTGTCGACAATGTGCAGGCAAAGCAACTTGGGAGTCGCACGCGATACCTGAAGGATCGTGTCGACGCGACCGACAAGCGGGTCGATGCGATGGGGCAAACGGTGGCGGGCCTCGGCACCGACAAGCTTCCCATCGCAGGCGGAGCGATGAAGGGGGCATTGCTGGGAAAGCCCGGCGAAATTACGGCGCTCAACAAGCTGAATGCGGGCTTCGTGTTCGATGAGGATACGGATACCGGGATGTTCTCGCCGCGTGACGGGTATGTGCAGATCGGAGGGAACGGGGTTTCGCACTTCGAGATTCGCGACGGGAATACGTTCGTTGGACCGGAGGCCGTCGCTGGTCTGCTCGTGCTCGTCACGGGAGCCGCCGAGCGGGCTCGCATCACATCCGATGGTCGCATGCTGGTCGGTACGCAAGGGGGCGACGACGGCGTAAGCCGGCTTCAGGTTGCTGGCACGGTTCGAGCAGACGGGGTGGTGTCGGACACGCCGGATGCGGGCGGTGCGCATTTCCGTGCGCGCTATGGCGGCTATGGTGCGTATCTTCGTAACGACGGATCGAGCGTCTATCTGCTTTCGACGAAAAAGGGCGACCCGTCCGGGCAACCGAACGACTACCGGCCATTCGCGTGGAATCTCGGGACCGGCTACGTCACCATCGATGCCGGTGGCCATGGCACGGCGATCGGCGGCAACGCGACGATTGTTGGCGATGTGCGGATCGGACACGGCTTGGACGAGGGGCACGCGCGAATCGGCCCCCTAGATGGTTACTTCTATTCGAACAAGACCTCTGTCGGTTGGTGGTCGCCGACAGTCGGATCGTTCCAGTATGTGGCTCAGGACCGAACGTTTCGCGTCGACGGCTACCTCGTCTGGCACAGCGGCAACATGACACCGCTCGATGCCAATAANGGGGGCNTGATCGGCGGCAATGTGACTTTTGCTGCCGGGCAGCGGCTGTTTCTGGACGAAGGCAGCGCAGCATTCCCTTCGCTCGCGTTCGTGAACGATGGCGTCCCCGATACCGGCTTCTACCACGCTAGAGACGGTGTCTTTGGTGTGACCTGCAATGGCGAGGTCACGGTCACCTTCGCGCAAGAGGCAACCTATTTCCAGAAACCAGCGGCCGGGCCTTCTCCGGCACCGGACGACAGCTCGCTGCGCTTCGCCACGACGGAGTGGGTCACGGCTGCAATTGGCACTGCATCGATCGGTCAGATCGTCATGGAGGCGCGGACGTCGCCGCGTGCGGGCTATGTGAAGTGCGACGGCTCGCAATACAAACGCGCGGACTATCCGGCGCTGTGGGCCTATGCACAGGCCAGCGGTGCACTGGTATCGGAAGCCGAGTACACGGATGGGCGATGGGGCGGTTTTTCGACCGCCGATGGGCAAACGTACTTCCGTGTTCCGGATCTTCGTGGCGAATTCCTGCGCTGCTGGTCGGACGGACGCGGGGATGTCGATCCCGGCCGCGCAATCGGCTCATTCCAGGGCGGTCAGAACCAGGCCCATGCGCACGGCGCGTCCTCGGATCCCGATGGTGCTCATGTGCATGACGCATGGACTGGTGGTGCCGGTTGGCATAGCCACCACGGCGTGACAGGAGGCGGGGGGATGCACAACCACGCCAATGGGGTGTTTAGTCGGCTGCTGCGTCCGCCTTATCTCGGGTCGCTCACGGGATCAGACACCGATGGCAGTGGTAATGAACAGGCTGTGGGAGGCGGTGATTCGGCAGATATCGCGTGGGCGGGGGAACACCAGCACGAATTCTGGACGGACGGTGCTGGCGATCACGTTCATGCCGTGGGCATCGGCAATGCCGGCGGGCACGCGCACGCGATCCACGTTCAAGCCGATGGCGGCGCCGAAGCGCGTCCGCGCAACGTCGCGTTGCTGGCGATGATTCGCGCCTATTGATGAGGGAGAAGACATGCTTTGCAACCACTACGACAGACAGACGGGCCAATACCTGAGCAGTACGCTGGCTGATTCGGATCCGAAAGACGACAGCCGATGGCTCGAACCAGCATTTTCGACCGTTACGCCGATACCCGAGCGCAAGCCGCTGACGTGGCCGTTCTGGAAGGACGGCGCCTGGGTACTGATGCCCGACTATCGTGGTCGCGTGCTGTATCGAACCGATACCGGCGAGCGATCCGAGATCCTGGCAGCCGGCGTTACGCCGGCCGACGCCGGTCTCACCGAGACGCCACGGCCGTCCGACGAGTATCGCTGGAGCGATGGCGCCTGGGAGATCGACCCGGACATCGTGGCACGCAAGGCCAAGGAGCGGGCGACGGCGGAATTTCAGCATCGGCTGGCGAACGCACAGACGAAAAACTACGGTCGAGCGGACGCGCACGCGGCCGGCCTGCTGACGGATGTCGAGGAGGCGCAGTTCGCTGCGTGGTCCAAGTACCAGATCGATCTCGTACGCGTCGTGAATGCGCCGGACTTCCCGGCCTCGGCAGTGTGGCCAGTCGAACCGGACGACGAAGCGATCCGCCGCGACGTCGAGGCGAAGCGAGCCGCTGCCGCAGCGGCGGTGAAAGCAGCCGAGGCACAGCAGGCGGCGGACAAGACGGAAGCGGCCCAGGCTGGCCGGGTCGACCCAGATCGCGTGTCGGATGCCGACAGCGCTCGTGAAAAGTAACTTTTCAGACATTGATTCAATCATTCATAGAGCCGCCCACTTGGGCGGCTTTCTCATTTCTGGAGACCGGTATGGGAGCAACATCGTTTTTCCATGGCATCACGACGACGATCGTCGACTCGGGGCCGCGCACGATCGCCGTGCCGTCGTCGTCGGTGGTGGGGCTCGTTGATACGTACGCACCACGTGTCGGTCTGGCGCAGCCGAACATGCCCGTGCAACTGACGAGCTATCGCGATGCGGTGATGGCGTTCGGCGACACGAGCGCCATCGCGCGAGCTGCGCGCGCGATCTATGCGCAGAGCCGTGCGGTGATCGTCGCGGTGGGCGTGCCGGCCGACGGCGACGAGGCGCAGCGCACTTCGGCCGTGATCGGGGGCGTGACGGCAGGCGGAGCGCGTACGGGCATGCAGGCGCTGCTCGATGGGAAGTCGCGGTTCAACGCACAGCCGCGTTTGCTGATCGCACCGGGACACTCGGCCAAGCAGGCGGTCGCGACGGCGGCAGACGAAATCGCGGCGAAGCTGCGCGGAATCGCCGTGATAGACGGCCCGAACGAGGACGACGAGGCAGCGATTGCCTATGCGCAGAACTTCGGCAGCAAGCGGCTCTACATGGTCGATCCTGGCTCGACGATGTGGGATACGACGGCAAACGCCGATGTCGCGGTGCCGTCGTCGGTGTTCGCGGCCGGCCTGTTCTGCCAGACCGACGCCAACATTGGCTTCTGGGCGTCGCCGTCGAACAAGGAAATCACGGGCATCACGGCAACGGCTCGGCCAATCGAATACCTCGATGGCGACGAGACCTGCCGCGCGAACCTCCTGAACAACGCCAATATCGCGACCATCATCCGCGACGGCGGGTATCGGCTGTGGGGCAATCGGACGCTGTCGGCGGATCCGAAGTGGAAGTTCGTCACACGCGTGCGCACGCTCGACATCGTCATGGACGCGGTCCAGGCCGGGCACAAATGGGCGGTGGACCGCGGCATCACGGCGACCTACGTTAGCGACGTGACGGAGGGGCTGCAGGCGTTCATGCGCGACCTGAAGCGCCAGGGTGCCCTCATCAATTTCGAGGTCTATCCGGATCCCGAGCTGAACACGGCCAGCCAGCTGGAGGACGGCAAGGTGTACTGGAACATCCGCTTTACCGATGTACCGCCGGCCGAAAACCCAATTTTCCGCTTCGAGGTCACCAATCAGTGGATGACCGAAGTGCTCGATAACCAGGTCTAAGGGGGAAAGATGGTTCCGGAAACTCTGTACAACTGCTCGGTGGCGGTGGACGGTCGCGGGTACGCTGGCCGGGCGACGGGCATGACGCCGCCGAAACTGAAACTCAAGACCGACGACTACCGCGCGGGCGGCATGGACGCGCCGTCCAAGGTCGACCAGGGCATGGAAGCGCTCGAAGCGTCGTTCGCCATGGCGTCCATGGAACACGACGTGCTGAAGTATTTCGGCATCCTCGACGGGAACGCGTTCAGCGGCAATTTCCGCGCGGCTTTCAAGGACCACTACGGCAAGGTCAAGTATGTCGGGGCGTTCTTTCGCGGCAAGCTGACCGAGGTGGATCCGGGCGAGTGGAAGCCGGGCGAGAAGGCGGAAACGAAGTACACCATCGCTGTCGATTACTACCGGATGGAGATCGACGGGGCCGTGGTTCACGAGATCGATGTGTTCGCGTGCAAGCGCGTGGTCAATGGCGTCGACCAACTGGCCGAGGTGCGTAAGGCGCTCGGCATGTAGCGCGGCCGGCTGGTCACGAGCAAAGTTACTTTTCACTCAACGGCGGGCCGATGGCTCGCCGTTTCTCTTTGAGGACACGATATGGACAAGGTCACCGTCACGCTGGCTTACCCGATCAAGCTGAACGGCGTCGAGTGCGACAAATTCACGATGCGCCGCCCGAAGGTGCGCGACATGCGCGGCGCGCAAAAACTCGCACCGAAAGACGAGGAGCAACAGGAGCTGATCCTGTTCGCTTCGCTCGCCGAGGTGTCGCCGGACGACATCGAGGAGATGGACATGGCCGACTACGCGCGCGTGCAGGACGCCTACTACTCCTTTCGATCCGTACGCCAAGACGGACGCCAAGACGCTGAAGGCGCTGGCGAGGCGGCTCGCGCTTGAGTTTGGCATGTCGCCTGCCTCGATTGACGACATGACGATCGACGACATGATCTGGTGGTTGACTGACTGAGAGGTGCGGACATGGCAAAGGATATCGCCCTGGGCATCGTGATCGGGGGCGCCGTGTCGGCGACGTTCGGCAAGGCGATCACGGATACGACGTCGAAGATCGACGGTATGAAGAAGCGTGCGAACGATGCTCGCCTCTGGCAGCGGCAGATTGGCGAGACGGTCCGCCTGCAGGAGGAGTTCCGGCGGCTGCATGCCGCCGGGGATAGCGCGGCGGATGGCATCCGCCGCAAGCTGGACAGCAACCTGAAATCGTTGCGCGACGCGGGTGTCGAGGTGAGCAAGCTCGATCGCGCGTATGCCCAACTCGGGCGCACGGCGCGGGGGCTCGATCTGAAGGCGGCCGGTTTCGAGCGGATGGAAGCCGGCAAGGAAGCGGGTCGCGGGGTGATCGGTGACGCGGTCAAGCTGTCGGCGGCCGTGGCGGTGCCTGCGACGATCGCGGCTAACTATCAGGCGATCATTCGCGACATCTCGATCAAGGCCGGCATCGCGCGCACGCAGCAAGAGGCGGCGATGGGCGTGCGCATCCGCAAGGATGCGGCGGACAACGGGATCGGCCGCAACGAGCTGGCCGACGCCATCAACCAGATGGTTGCGGGCGGCATGGATCTCGACCGGGCGCTCAACTTCGGGCCGCTGGTCGCGAAGTTTGCGATCGGGCAGGGCGCGACAACGGTCGAGACGGCGAAGATGATCCAGGCGCTCCAGCAGAACGCAGAGATTGTCGATCCGCGTCAGATGTCGAAAGCGCTGGAGGCGATCGCTTATCTCGGCAAGGAAGGGTCGTTCGAGTCGGTCGACATGGCGCGGTGGTTCCCGGTGCTGCTCGCCGAAATGAAGAAGATCGGCATCACGGGGCAGGATTCCGTCACGCAGTTGGGCTCCATGCTGCAGGTGCAGATGAAGACGGCCGGCGGCGCCGACGAGGCTGCGAACAACCTCAAGAACTGGTTTTCGAAGATCGGCTCGGGGGAGACCGAGCGCAACTACGCGAAAGCCGGGGTCGACTACCAAGCGAAGATGCGCGAGGCGATCGGCAAAGGCTGGTCGACGCTGGAGGCGTCGTTTGTGCTGGCTCGTGCGTACATCGAGCGCGTGGATCCGGAGAGGGCGAAGCAACTGGCTGGCGCGGCCAAGCAGTTCAATGCGGAGATGGATCCGGCGAAGCGGCAAGCGCAGATGGATGCGTTCGCCGAGACGATGAAGACCGGCGATCTGTTCAACGATATGCAGGTCAAGGCGGCGCTGACGGCCTACATGCAGAACGCGGATCTGTACAACGAGCTGAAGACCAACGCGCAGAAGGCAAGCGGCGAGATCCAGAAGGATCTCGAAGCTCGCCGCGAGACGTCCAAGCAGATCTGGAGCGAGGTCGGCCAGCAGTGGGACGACGCGATGCGCAGCATCGGCGACGCGTTGCGGCCGGTCACGGATCTCGCGGGGAAGGCGGCAAAGGGGCTCGGCGGCACGGTGCGCGAAGCGGCGGACAAGGCGCCGGGTGTCACGGCAGCGGTGGTTGGCGTGGCCGGCGCGGCCGTCGCCTATCGCGGGGCAAAGGCACTTTGGAACATCGGGCGCGGTGTGTTCGATATCGCTCGCGGCACGGTTCTGGGCCGTGGCGGGGGAGGCTCCGGCGTCCGTGGCGATGGAAAGGGCGGTGCAGCGGGCAGGGCGCTCGATGCCCTCGCCGGTTCGGCTGGCGGGGTGCAGCGGGTGTTCGTCGTGAACATGCCCGGAGGCGCGGGTGGACTCGGCGGGGGCGGTTTGGCCGATGTCCCGGCGAGCGGCGGTAAGGGACGGGCAGGTGGAGGTGGTGCCGCGCGCGGCGGGCGCATCGGTCGTGCCCTGCGCGCCGGGCGCTCGCTCTTCGGCAAGGTAGCGCCCTATGCCGGAAAGATCGCGCTGGCCGGGACGGTCCTGAAGGTTGGTTTCGCTGCGAAGGACGCGTATGCCGTCGCGTCGAGTACCGAAACGCGCGAGCGTAAGGCGACGCAGTTCGCCGGGATTGCCGGAAGCCTTGCCGGAGGCTTCGCGGGCGCGAAGATCGGCGCTCTAGTCGGTGCCTTCGGTGGTCCGATCGGCGCGGCCGTGGGAGGCGTGATTGGCGGTGCGATCGGCACCTTCGCGGGCGACAAGGCATTGAGCGCGATCGCGCGCAAGGTGTTCGAGCATAAGTCGAGCGAGCCGCCGGTCAGCGCGGAGGCGGTCGCGAAAGCGGCGGTGGCAGGTGCCGGCGACCGCGCTACGCCCCGAGCTGGCCTACGCGTCGAGCAGACGAACACGTTCGCGCCCGTCTTCCATGTACGTGTGGAAAGCAACGAGGCGGACGCGGCCGAGAAGTTTCTGGCGCGGGTCAGTCCGACGTTGACGCGGATGATGGCCGAGCAGCAGCGCAAGACAACCAACTTTTCGGCGATGTTTGATGCGCCGCATCTATGAGGGTAAAGCATGGACCTGATCAGACAGATCACGTCGGCCGCGACGCAGGCGAGTGTCGCCTCGGAGCGCGTCCGGCAGATGGTGCGCGTCGCCGATCGCAACCGGGCCGCGAGCGCGACAACGGTCGAGACGTTGCAAAAGCTCGCGACCGGCAATCTCAGCAGCGCGGCCGAGTTGCTGACCGGTGCCAAGAGCGCGATGTCAGTCGCTGGTGATCTGTTCCCCCAAGTCGGGATCGTGACGCGCAGCTTCAACGCCACGCAGGCGTCGGTCGGCTCGATCCTGAAGATGGCGGACAGTTCGAGCTTTCCGCTCGTTCGCTCGGCCGCCGATAGCGTCAAATCGGCACTTGGCGGGGCAGTGAACCAGTTCTCGAGCTTGGTCGGCATCAAGGACAAGGCGGCGGCCGACGCGGACAAGGCGACGAGCCTGAGTTCGTTGTTACCAGGGCTGGCCGATGGTGCGACGTCGAGCACGCCGCACTTGATGACGATGGCGGCCGACGACGGCAGCGCGTTCCATTTCAACCTGTCCACGGCCGCGTTCGAGAAGCTTCGGCGGGCGACGCGATACCGCGTCGCCACGCAGGAGCGCTTGAACCGGCAGGAGGCGTTGCAGCCGGTCAGCGAGGGCGGCGAGACGATCACCTTGTCCGGCGTCGTCTTCCCCACCCTGGGTGCCGGCACGACGCAGATCAGCAAGCTGCGTGCGATCGGCAGCCGCATGAAGCCGGTGCGGCTCACGACGGGCAGCGGCGAAGTGCTGGGCCGCTGGCTGCTGCAGACGATCGAGGAGGAGCAGGACGCCATGCTGGCCGATGGTCTGCCCCGCAAGCAATCCTTCACTGTGGAGTTTGGCCGCTATGGCGAAGATTTTAAGAACGTCTGAGGGGGACGTGCTCGATACCTTGTGCTATCGGGCGTACGGAACGCTGCAGGGCACGGTAGAGGCTGTTTACGAGGCGAATCCCGGCCTTGCCGCGAGACCGCAGCCGTTCGCCTCGGGCGTCGAGATTGTCATGCCGGATATCGAGGCGCCGCGCGACGAAACCGTGTCGCTTTGGACATAGCGAGGCGCGATGGAAGCGATCTTTCAGATTATCGCGAACGGCGACGACGTCACCAAGGTGATTCAGGACCGGGTCATGGAGATCCGGACCGTCGACAAGCCTGGCCTGGATGCGGACGAATGCACGATCACGCTCGACGATCGCGACGGCCGGATCCGATTCCCGCCCAAGGGCGCGACGGTCAAGGTGTCGCTGGGATGGGAGGGGCAGGGGCTGTCGATGCTGGGCGAGTATGCCGTCGACGAGGTCGGGCTGCGTGGGCCGCCGGCCAGCGTGGTGTTTCGCGGCAAGCCTGCGAACATGCGGGCGACGTCGAAGACGCAGCGCTACGGGAGCTGGTCGAACGTGCGGCTGGCCGACATCGTCGGCGATGTCGCGCGACGCAACAAGTGGTCGGCCGCGTGCGATGTCAACGTGGTGGTGCCTCGGATCGACCAGTTTGGCGAAAGCGATCTGCATTTCGTGACGCGACTCGCCCGGCAGTATGGAGCGACGGCGACGGTCAAGGCCGGCAAGCTGATCGTGCTGCCCCGAGGCGGCGGCAAGAGCGCGAGCGGCAAGCCGTTGCCGGTGGTGACCCTGACGCCCGAGCTGCTGCTCGACTATGACATCAATTTCCCCGATCGCGCGAGCTTCGCGGCGGTCCGCACCAAGGTCCACGATCGCAAGACGGGGAGGAAAATCGATCTGACGATTCCCAATCCGGATGCGCCGCAAGGGGCGGCCGCGGTTCATACCGAGCGGCACGCCTTCGCCAGTCCGCAGGCGGCGAAGGCGGCCGCCACGTCGAGGCTCGAAACGCTCAATCGGCACACGTCGGCGAGCCGCCTGACGATGCGCGGCCGGGCGGACCTGTCCGCCGAAAAGACGATCGCGCTGAAAGGGTTCAAAGAGGGAGTCGACGGAGAGTTTCTGATCGAGGCGGTCGAGCACACGTTCGCCTCGCGGGGCTGGATCACGGTGGTGACGTTGAATGGAGGAAACAAGGGCAAGGCGAAGGTGGGGCACAAGAAGAAGTCGGGCAAGAAAATCGATCTGGTGGTGCCGGCGCCGACGTAACGCGCCACACGAGAACGATGCAGGCCGCTCACGGGCAACCGGAGCGGCCTTTCTTTTTTCAACGGGGGTGGGATGGGTGACGAGAAGCAGGAGGGGCTGGCGGTACAGATCGCCACGCTCACGCAGCAGATGCGATCGGTCGCGGCGAGCGTGGAGGACATCAAGCGCTCGGTGCAGCCGTTCGCGGATCTCGATCGCGGATTTGCCGAGATGCGCGTGCGGGCGGAATCGGTGCGTGAGGACGTCGGGCTGCTGTGGGCGCGGTCGCAGGCCGAGGAGCGTGCGCGGCTCGACCAAGCCAGCGATATCGCCGAGGTCGACCGGAAGGTCGACGCCATGAGGAACCGGGCGACGGGCGCTGTGTGGGTGCTCGGTATCGGTCTCGGGGCGGTGCAAGCCTTCGTCGTCGGCTCGATCGTCTGGGTCTTCACGCACGTCAACGAGGCGGACGTGCTCAATCGACTGCAACAGCAGCGTATCGAAACGCTGGAACTGGCCATTGGCCGAGGGGGAAAGCCATGAATGTCACGGCGAAGATCGACGCGCTGATCGGGCGCGAGGGCGGTTTTTCGAACGATCCGAGCGACCGGGGGAATTGGTATCTCGGCAAGCTGGAGGGGACGATGTGGGGCGTGACGGCCGCCGAGGCGCGGGCGAACGGCTACCTCGGCGCGATGAAGGACATGCCGCGCGCAACGGCCATCGCGATCTACGCGTCGCGCTACTGGTCGCGACCGAAATTCGACCAGATCGACGCGATCTCGACGACGCTGGCCGAGAAGCTGTTCGATATCGGCGTGAACGCGGGGCCGGCAACCGGGGTGAAGTTCATGCAGCGGGCGCTCAACGTGTTGAACCAGGGCGGCAAGGCGTTCCCGGACATCGCGGCCGATGGCGGGATCGGCCCGATGACCCTCGCGGCGCTGAAGGCGTTCCTGCAGCAGCGAGGGGCGGACGGGCATCGCGTGCTGTACGGCATGATTGCCGCGCAGCAGTCGGTGTTCTATATCGAGCTGGCCGAGCGTCGCCCGGAGAACGAGGCGTTCGAGTATGGCTGGCAACTCAACCGTGCGCTGGGAGTGTGAGCATGCTCGACATTTTGAAAACGGTGGCGCCCTGGCTCGTCACCGCATTGACGGGGGGCGTGCCGGGTGTGGCGGCAATGGCCGCCTCGGCGATCGCTGACCGGCTCGGCCTGGGCGATGGATCGGTCGAGGCGGTGACGTCGGCGCTGTCCGGTCAGTCGGTGACGCCCGAGCAGTTGCTCGCGCTAAAGCAGGCCGACGCCGACTTCGAGTTGAAGATGCGGCAGGCGGGTTTCGCGCATGCGGAGAATCTGGCCGGGATCCAGGTGCAGGCCGACAAGGTCGCGGCCGACGATCGCGCCGGCGCTCGGCAGTATGCGGCGTCCGAGCACGATCACACGGCGCGGAATCTAGCCTACATGTACACGGTGGCGCTGTTCGTGGTGATCGGGCTGGAGTTCTATCTGGCGATCGGCGAGATCCGGATGCCCGATGTCGTGAAAAGCACGCTCGACACGTTGCTCGGCGTGCTGATCACGATGGTGATCGGCTCGAAGGAGTATTTCTTTGGATCGTCGTCGCGGGCGGACAAGCAGACGGCGGAGATCACGCGCTTTGCGGTCTCGCCGGACATTACCGTCAGCGCGGGCATGGCGCGAGGAGGGGAGGCGGACAAGTCACTTTGATCGCGCAAAAGCGCTGAGGAAGAACAGGGCGGTCGGACGACGTGCGGGAACATGTCGACCGGCCGCCTTTCCACTGTGCGTGCCAGTGAGTCAGCCAAGGCCCTGTTACCTACCGGTAGGCGGGCCGGATTCTACACCANNTTTAAAAAAAGGCTTTCACAATGGCGGAACCCATCATTCCCTGGCTCGGCGGCAAGCGCCGTCTGGCAGACATCCTGATTCCCCGCTTTCCTGCGCACGAGTGCTACGTCGAGGTGTTCGCGGGCGGGGCGGCGCTGTACTTCCTTCGGCCGCCGGCCAAGGTCGAGGTGATCAACGACATCAATGGGGAACTGATCAACCTGTATCGGGTGGTGCAGCACCATCTGGAGGAGTTTGTACGCCAGTTCAAATGGGCGCTGACGAGCCGTCAGGTGTTTGAATGGCTCAAGCAGACAGTCCCGGAAAGTCTCACCGATATCCAGCGTGCGGCGAGGTTCTATTACCTGCAGAAAAGTTGCTTTGGCGGCAAGCTGGAGGGGCAGACGTTCGGCACGAGGACGGCCGCCCCGCCGAGCTTGAACCTGATCTGTAGAAGTCGCGACCCGATCTGACAGTTACCCGTTCCGACGGTGCGTGACTGTCAGATCAGATTCAGGTGGCTCACTTTCTCCTTCCACACCTCCTTGCCCGCGATGAGCGTCTGCAAAGGCGTGCGACCACAACACATCTTACCTTGATGCGTTCGCTCGCCGTTGTAGTACATCAGCCAAGTATCGAGATCGACCTGCAGTTCCGCCAGCGTCAGATAGAGCTTGTGGCGGAACGCGACCTGATAAAACTCCTGCAGGATGGTTTTATGGAACCGCTCGCAGATGCCATTGGTCTGCGGATGTCGCGCCTTGGTTTTGGTGTGCTCGATGTCGTTCAGCGCCAGGTACAGCTGATAATCGTGCGATTCCGGCTTGCCGCAATACTCCG